AATGTAGTTTTTGCCATGATTATATCCTCCTAGTTTTCCGAACATAGTCTCTAGGCCGTCGACTATACGCGTCTATGTTCTAATTAATTGTATAGTGATTAATTTATATACTAGATTTTTATAAAGCGCAAGAGAGCCTGTAATGTGGATGGGTTTTTTCCAACGATGTAGCTTTTTATTAAGTAGCTACAGAAACTTGAGGAGCTGCATCTTCTATTCTATTTTTCATATGAGCTTTTTCCGCTTCAGCTGCTCTTATGTGGCTAAGAACTTCTCTGACTTTTCTATCAATCTTAACCATGTTGAGAGTATATCTACCCTCTCTCAGATGCTCCTGCTCCCATTCTAGATCCAACACTCTCTTTTGAGAATATAGGCTTTCCAGATGTTGCATTATCGCCTCCATTAATAACCTCCTCATAGGTTATTCTATTTACTCTTGGATCGTGCATTTCTCCAAGATAGTCCCATGTTATATCAGATTTTCCCAATCTGTCAATGATTGCATTTTCTATGTCTTCTGCGGAGTCTTGGGACTCAATTATAAAATCTGTGTAATATTGATATGCGGATATTTGTATTCTAAATTTTTTCATAATCTCACCGTTTGTATTGATAAATGGGGCCGTTTTAAGGCGGCCCCATAAATTAGATTAATTACGCACCTTCTACACCGAAGATACCTCTAGGGTCAGATACACCAAATGAGTATCTTTCTCTAGCTTTGTATCTTACGTTGCCAGTGTCGAAATCACCTTCCATTGCAGTTGTCAACGGAGCTCTTGTGAACATTTTCATACCGTTTGGTACGTCTGTCAAGATATAGAATGCATCAGAGTCAGTTAAGTAGTTATTAACTCTGTATCCTTGCGGAACCATACCCATAGATACGATTGCATTGATATCGTTGTCAGCTGTTCCAGTTCTACCTTGAGACTTCATAAGTCTCTCAGCTGTAAACTGAAGCTCTGAAGGGATAATCATTTTTACCCCTCTCGCTGCAATTCTAAGACCTCTTTCG